GCACCAGTATCAATCCAGTAGCAGTTATCGCGCTTACACGGTCTCTGAGTAACCGTATGCCCCATGATTACCGCATCAACTCCTGAAACATGGGTGTATTGCAAATTCTCATCATTCAGGCGCTCGCGGCCCCATATCGCCAAATCAACCGGATTTCTACCGTCTATTTTTTTAGAAAAAGGATTGGTAAGAGTCTGCTTAAATTCATCCCAATTGTTTTGCTCAATATGCCCATGAACAAATCCATATTTCTTACCTTGATGTGTAACCTCCAAAGCAATAGGTAGTGCAGAAAATGTTTTAGCAATTTGAAATTGATCTTCAACACTCAGCTCATAAAACCACTCTCCACCATTCGAAATATGGCAACGCTTAGAAGGGAAATCACACCTACCCCAAATGCACAAATCCTCATGATTACCGCGCACAGATGTAAACCATGGCTTAGATAGCAATTCGATACACTCAATATTTTGAGTACCACGATCCACCAGATCACCAACCGCAACCAACAAATCATTTTCAAAGTCGAAGCCAATTTCTTTAAGTCGAGTCATAAGCAGGTTGTAGCAGCCATGAATATCCCCAACAGCCCACAATTTCCCTTTAATTTCTTTATCCCAAATTTTTACTAAAGCCATCCCCAACTCCTTAAATCTCTCTAATCTCTAAACCGTGTACCGACTTCATCAAGTGCTTTTTCAGACGGTAAACTGGCAAATTCCGCGTCATCTTGCTTTTGACATCCTCAACAACCAGTTGCCCTTTTTCCTGATAAACAAAATCTGCGACATACTTCACTGCTGGCTTGCGTCTTGGCTCACTCTCAAACTTGACCGACTCAGCCAAAATGAAAGCCTTTTGTAGTTCCAGATCGTTGATTTCCCCTGCACGTTCTAACAGTGACAAATCCCGATAGCGTCTTGCTTCTTTCTGACTATCGAAAGTGATGCCGTTAAGCACCACCTTCTTGTTTTTGTATTTAGTCATTCGCACCCCGATTCACAATTTTAATGCCTGAAGCAACTAGCTCATCATGTGTGTAATACAGGACTGCATTCTTGTATTTAAGTCCGTAACTGCCATTCGGTAAGACCTCGACAATTTCAGCACTCTCAAACCGGCATGTTTTAATTTGGTCTCCAACACTAATCATGACTCACCTCGCCACATCATCGAAGCAAAGCAAGCCATAAAAATAAGCATCAATACACCTAAAACAGTCGTCTTGAACTCAGCAAAAAGAACAGTATTGCAAATCAAAAGCACTGCGGTTTCTTGTTGGAATTTACTCACGCTCAATCACCTTCGTGTTTGGAGAAACATGATTCCGAATATCACTACAATGGTCAGTTTCCTCATCCGACCACTGTTTTACATTCACATCAAAAGGCTCTGTTTTCCGTTCTGAGCAATAGGTACAGATCAACCGGCGCTCAACACTCTCAACTGTGGAAATGTTTTCCCAATCATGGTCACATTCCTTTAATTCTGTTTTCTCGATTAAGTTCATGCTGCTTTCCCTCGCTTATTAACTAACGACCACTGGTTTTCCTCTTTTTTAAGTGACGCAATCAATTTGCCTGCATCGCGCAAACTCAAATATGATTGGAATTGGCAGTAGGATAGAAAATCTTTGAAGTGAGCTTGTGCAATCATTCGGACTTGTGACTGCGCCAACTCAAACCCATCTGGGATACCTTGTTTTTCCCAGTTCTTAATCATCTCCTTCTGCAATCCTTCCCATTCCCCCATAACTGTCTTGATGCCATCCACTAAATACACCTTAGCTGAGCAACCATTCATCAATTCAGCATGTGTCATCGGCGGCAAGGTTAATGCAAATGGCACTGTTAGCATTTCGTCTGTTTCCAGATTGTAGAAATGCGAGTCAATGCCGATCTCCCAAGATTCAGGCGTTTTAATCAATTGTTGTTTGAGTGCAATAATCAAATCCTGTTCTTCATAAGCGCCAATCGTCACATGAGCAGGCACATAAGCATCGTCAGGCAAGTTGTTTTCTTCTGCGTAATCATTAATTGCCTTATTCACATGCTCAACAACAAAGTCCATCTGGAACTCATACAGCACATCATTAGCTTTCCAATTAGCCCGAAATTGAGCTTCTTTTGACAATTTGATCTGACCCAACTTGTTCGGGTTATATTTCTTATTGCGCTTTTTCATGCAGCCTCCCCTTGTTTGGATTGAGTTTCCAGTTCTTCAACCTGTGCCATGACCGCTATAATCTTTTGGTGTTCATCCTTGGTTAATCGGGCACCTCTTTTTGCTGTGGTGATGCTTCCCCGTATGCGATAAAGCGGAATACCTGTCAGTTCAGCCAAATATGTGCGTCTTGGTTTTAATGTGGCGCTTGCATTGCACCACTTGATTAAGCGATTGACTTGCAACGATGAAGCGTATGAAGAAGGCGTTTCAACCGTCGAACGTTGTGGACGTGACTTAAACTCTGTACCTGGCAATTGCTGAACCTGACCACCCGACTTAAGGAATTTTTTAAGGTCCCGGGTAAGTGCTTTACGCAACTTCTCTTTATCAACCGGAACCGCTGTTGATTTACGTGCCACGCTTTCAGCTTTTACGTGCTCTAAAAATTCTGATTTATTGATGTTCATGCTGCACCTCCGAATAAATCTTCCTGTTCACCCTGACGCACATCACCACCCCACTGCATAGCCATGGCATCAGCAATTCCCTGGAATGTTTTGGATCTGATGTTGGATCGCTCTTTACCCGGTGAACAGAAATGAATGCGCTCACGTTCCTTTCTTGGTAGTCGCATCATTTCCTCCTTCACATCCATTGTTGGGTTGAGCAATGGCAGACCCTTAAGCCATAAGCATGTAGTTTTTTGCTCCATATGCCCAAACTGCCATGGGTGAATAATCTGGTCTGGCTTGCGATATACGCTCGACATAATGCAGACGGGGTTTTCAATGGCGATGCGCGGAATATCACACTTGGCCAGCATCATGAAAAAGCTCACCGCTGCATGCTGACGACCGTCATGAATCTTCTTTTCAAAGTGACGGCTTCCACTCACTGCAATATGCGTACACGGTGGATGAGCAATCATCATGTCAAATGGATAATCCAAGAGGTCGCGTACATCACCTTGGTAATGTGGCCCAAAGTCAGAATCACTAGGCTGCATGTCACATGAAATTGCATCATGACCAAGCTTGATGAATGCATCACGGACAGTGCCGGACTTCTCGCATGCGATTAGAATCTTCACACCCCACCCCCTGCGCTTTCCTTAAAGCCTTTAATTTTCTGCTTGGCTTCTTCCAGGTACTTTTTAAGCTCATCACCTTGAAGTGGCTTGCCAAGCTCTGGCGCAGGCCCATGCCCCCAATCACCAAGATCAACCACCACCTTTTTCTCGATGGCCTTAGGACGCTCCCAGATTGCTTGCTGTTGCCCTTGTTCGGCATATTCCTTAACTACGTCCACATAGTTGTCTTTAAACGCCTCATACGCCAAATAAGAGGCTCTATCGACGTTCTTTGCCCACTGGATCTCAGAAAACATTTCATAACAGCGGTCATACGCCTCTTTTTCGGCATTCGTAATCGGGTGGTTGTTATCACCAAGCCATTTCACGATATTGCCAAGTGCTGCATGTTTCCCTTTGAATGAATCAACAAAACGCTGTTGCTCAGTACCAAAACCTGTAATCCCAAGACACCATTTGCGGAACATGGCTGGATCTGGACAAAAGCCGTTATCGCGAACCATGCGAAGGCCAAGATCAATTTCCTCTCGTGAAAGTCCTTCAATACAGATTTTCATTGCATGACCAATTGCTTCAATCGGCATACCTTCAAATGTTTTTTCAAAGGAGCGCGGTGCAATTGCCTTGAAGATTCCAACCAGTTGACCAGTCTTGATTGGCTGAACCGCAGTTTGTTGATTAGTAACCATAGCTGTCATTGCCCTGCTCCTCTTGTGCGATCAACTGTTGGATTTCATCCCAGCGAGATGGTTTTGGGTTTTGTTGTCCATGGACAGTGTTTTGATTCTTGATCCACTCCGCCTTAAATCCTTTCCATGAGTTCACAACACAGTGTTCAAGGACTTGATTTAAAGTGAGACCAGATTTTTGTTGTTCAGAGATAAGAGACTTGAATGCTGTTTCTGAATTAACAGCTTTCTTCGCTTTACGAACTTCCATGTATTCAGAGATAAGTTTTTGATCTGCTCCTTGAGAAACCAGAGCATCGGCGAAGTTGAACTTCCCTTTATATATATTGGTATTCTCTGATGTAGTCTCTGCTGTATTCTCTGTATTAGTTTGGCGCTTTCCGCCATTACTGTTTGGCGGATTCGTACATTCTAGTTTGGCGGAATCCGCCATACTGGATTGGCTGTTTTGTGCATACTGAATAAGAGCGGTATAAAGCGCGTCATGCTCGACTTTAAAGTGGACTTTGCAAGGCACACCGCGCTTATGCTCAGATACAAAACCAAGCTCACGCAATTTCTTACGAGCGGTTTCCTGCTCACGACGACCAAGGCCGGTTTCTTCTTCCCATTCATCCTGAGTTTTATAGAAAAAGCCGTTGCGATCTTTGGTGCGTTTAGACCAATACACCATTTGAGACAGCATGAGAGCGCCATTGATACCGCAACCAAGCGCTACATAGTGACGATTGAACGCGATAGGCTTATCGTTCATGGCATCAATTAAGGCAACCATATGAGGGTTAAGCATGTTCATGCAGCACCTCCAAGACGCTCAAGCTTAATAAATACCGTGAACATTTGACCGGAGCTGTAGGTAGATATGCGAGCATCAGTGCACTTAACAAGATGGCGATGCTCGCCAAAATATACTCTTGAGCCGGCACGATCTAAGGTGTATCGCTCCCACCCTTCTGGAACTTGATCGCATGAAAAGTGTCCGCAATATCTCTCTGGGCCTTTTTTGATGCAGCAAAGAGGTTCAGCAACCCAAAACACTTGATTTAAAAACTTCTGTCTAGCCAGAAAGTCATTTGGATAACCTTCTTTCGTACGCATGTTTACAGCTATTTCGCATGATTTTTTTCCATTAATTGTGCGAGCTTGATGGCGGTCAACTATGAGTTTATTTTTCATGCCACCACTCCTTCACTCACAAGCTGCTCAACCACCCACTGTTCGCCTTTATTGGTGAATTTGGATTGTGGGTAGCCTTGTTCTGTCTGCTTGACTTCGCCATAACCTTTGTCGATAAACCATTGAGCAAAGGTGCGTCCGGCAATACGACGGTCATATACGCCCATATCAGCAAGGTATTGATTAAGTTTTACGGCTGACATGCCGACCTTTTTACCCACCTGAGAGGCATTTAAAAGATTTTTGGTGTCGGCAACACGGTCGAAGTACTGGACTTTAGGTGCTGCAAGCTCTAATTGACGCGCTTGATCGGCTGCCAGTTGGAGGGCTTCAGCAAAAGTTTGGGGGAGTTGTACAGCGTTTTGGTTTTCCAGCTCATACCAGCGTTTTACTAATGCCGCGGTGAACTCTGGGCAAAGCTGAGCAACTACAGTAATTGAGTCTAATTTGCCTTGTTCGCCAGAGAAAATATAAACCTCAACATTGTAGGTGCGATTGTTGGCCTCTTTGACCACAACCCCCATTGGGGGGAGTCCTATAACTTCGCGCTCAGCAAGTCTTTCAGTTGATTGCTTTACTTTGTCATGGCGGGATTGAACAAGCTCTGAAATATCAAGACTTGTTATACTGTTTTGATTATGATTAAATTGTGTCATCATATTCATGTTTACTTTCCTTTCCGTTAGTGAACAATCCAAAACGCTTGATTTCGCAGATCAGGCGTTTTGCTTTTTTGGGTTATCGATACAAGCTTGGATTTGTTTGTCCAGCTCAGCCAATGCGACATGCATCTGGTGAATCACCTTCGACATGTCTTTCACTTCACCTTCTGTAATTCGACCATCCGCCATGATTTCGCGGAAAAGGCTCATCACATCACCGCCCTTCATGCCAATGCACAGCACTTTATCTGTTAGCGATAAATCGCGGCATTCAGGGATTTCAGGCAGGTCAATTGCAATCTTTCCGTGTTCAGCGTTTAGTTCCTGTAAAACACGAAAGTCGCCAGTCATAGCCATCATTTTTGATGCTTCAACCAGTGATAAATGGTGAGTTTCGGTATTTGGATTTACTTTGCTGTTAAGTACAGCGGCACTTTTCATTCCCATGCGTGGAGCTAATGCAGCAGCACCACCTGGATAATCGTGAACCGTGTTATATGCAGCATCTAGAATGTTCATGTGATATTCCTTCGAACGTATTTTCTGTTTGAAACGTTTGGTTTAATGAACTACCAAGAAGCCAAGGCCTGACGATCAGCTTTTAACTGACCACGACTTAACAACTCATAAATTGCTTGAGTGCCCAAAGGAATTCCTTCCTCCTCCCAGCCAGCAATAGTTGATCGGCCTTTCTTGATTTTTTTGGATAACTGGGAGTTGTTTTCTACGTTATGAAACTTTCGTAGGTCAGCAACGTTCATCGTTCTATTCCCCGAACTATATTGTTCGGTTTATTGAATCACTTGTTCGGGTAACTGTCAACTAATTTGTTCATACTTCCGAACATGCTATTAACGGAAATACTTGAAATGACCTCAACTACAGATCGCATAAATCAAAAAATGAAAGAGTTAGGTTTGAGTCAGGCAGATGTGATGAGAGGAACTGGTGCTGGACGCGCAACAGTTTCTGGTTGGATCAATGGCTCTAATGCGCCAAGTGCTAAATATTTGGAGTCACTTGCAAAGACATTAAAAACAACATCCTCTTGGATTCTTAATGGGAAAGAGGATTCAGATAGAAAACTTGATAATAGTGTTAGCCTAGATCTGGTTGCGACTGTAACTTATGCGCCAGTTATATCGTGGGTACAGGCAGGAGATTTTACCGACATGGAGTCGATTAGTAATTTAGCGGAGTGCGAGAGGCTACCTTTAGTTCCAGGCGCTGGTAAGAGAAGTTTTTACCTTGAAGTTAAAGGCCTGAGTAATGCGCCTTACTTTGAAGAAGGTGAGAAAATCTGCATCGACCCTGACTATCAATTATGCGATATACATACGGGTGAGATGATTGTGGTGAAGTGCAATGATACGGCCACCTTTAAAGCTTTAATTTCAGAATCTAATGGATATTATCTAAAGCCACTTAATCCAAATTGGTCTGAGCAAGTTATTCCGCTTAATGAAGACTGTGTGTTGGTCGGAAAATATGTTGGTTCGTTTAAGCCGTCAAGAAAATTCAATCTATCCTAAGAAATTAATCAGCACCCAACCCGCCCACTGAGGCGGGTTTTCTTTTGCCTAAAAATAATGTATTCGAGAAACTGAACATTTTTATTCTATTTTTCGAACAATACTATTGACAATATTGTTCGGTTAAGCGAACATTAGTTCGAAGACAAAGAAAAGCCCCAACGTAGCGGTAACTACTTGAGGCATGACCCACCGTACAGTGAGTGAAATTATTATGAATACAAAAGTTGATGAAGGCAAGTTGATTAGCGGGAAAGAAGCGCTGATTGCTTTGGCGAATGATCAAGATGTTGAATACATGGATACCAGCAATACCTTTAAATCTCTAGGATGGAGTAATGCTTTTGGTCTGGATACGAACTTATTCTTTTCAGATCGTTTTAAATTCCGCCTCAAACCTCGCACTATCACCCTAAACGGAATTGAAATGCCTGCGCCTTTTGAGCCGGAAGAAGGGGAGGAATACTGGTATATAACAGACTGTGAAGGTGGGTACGAAAAGGCTAGAAATAGACATGGATACCGCGTTGGTATAGCAGGGTGGCGCACTGAAGAAGAAATCAAACAAGTCGTTGCTGCCCTTCGTCAAGTATTCGGAGGCAGCCATGACAACTAAATCCAATATTCTCAAGTCTGCATTCATTGCAGCATCAATCAGCGCGGGGATAGCAGTAGCTTACGCTTTCCAGCCTGCCAAGGTTGCTGATGATAATCCTCAAGTGGTTATCACCGCTCAAAAATATGAAGTGCTTAAACGTACTTGC